CTTGCCTTATGCAGTTGCAAGAGATGGACAAACTCTTTTTGAAAAGATAGCAAAAGACCCAGGGCTTTTATTAGGTGATGGAAATTAAAAATATGACAGCAAAAATTGAAGTACAGAAGAAAGAAGACAAGTGGATTAGAACATTGAACGCGGCGCTAAACGGGAGCTTAGATGTAAGCTATTACTCAAAAGACGGTGAGATATACATCAATACTAAAGATGAGGAGCAGAATAGTATCGTTATAAGAAAAGATGGAAGTTGGGATTTACAATAAATAAGGCGATATTAAAAAACCATGGAAAATCAAATAATAGACTTTGAAACAAAAGGGAACCTCATAAGATT